GATATTATATCGTGGGGTGGTCAGGATAATCCAGAGCCTAAGTTTGGTACTGTGTTTTCATCTATCGATTATGAAGATGATGTAACTGCTGAAACTAAAGCAGCAACAGAAGCTTCTATTATAGAGCTTGTTAAACAGCTTGCAATAGTATCTTTCAATGTAGAATTTGCAGATCCTATTGAAACATTTGTTGAAACAGAATTATTCTATCAAATAAATCCTCTTTTAACTTCTCTTTCTATTAATACTATTACAGAATCTATTAAAACTATAGTAAATAATTATTTTATTGCTAATACCGGTAAATTTGGAAAAGCATTTAGAAGATCTGCATTGTTAGCTTTGATAGATGATACAAGTAATGCTGTACTCTCATCAAGAATGAATATAAGAATGCAACAAAGAATTTCGCCAACATTAAATACGTTCAATAATTTTACTCTTACTTTTCCTGGAGCCATTCAAGTTCCGGCCGCAGTAGCTGTACCAACTGATGCGGATTTAGTTGTAAAAAGTAATACATTTAAAATTGATGGAACTAATTGTAGAATTTTAAACGAATCAGCACCCAATGTTGCAAGTAGTAAATTACAAGTAGTATCATCAGAAAGCGGAAGTGTTATAGTAGATAATATCGGATCATACAATTCACATACAGGAGTATTAAGTATTGATGGATTTAGACCAACCGCGTTTTTAGGTTCAGCTACTGAAATTAAAATTGGAGTTAAACCTGCAAATCAAAGTGTTCTTGCACCAGAAAGACAAAATATAATTAAGTATGATGAAAGTCTTAGTACTATTGCTGCAGTAACAACAGAAGCTGATAATTAAAAATGACAGATAAAACCCTTTCAGATATCGGAAGACGTGAACTAGATTTTACAGGGAATCTAGTCAGCGAAGCTTTGCCTGAATGGTTTAGAGAAGATAATCCGAAACTCATTACCTTATTAGAAAAGTATCATGAAAATTTAGATAGTGACGGAAACTTTGGCCAAAGATTAAAAACAATACCTACGCTTCGAGACATTGTACAGACAGACGCAGAAAACCTTACATTTATAGAAGATGAATTATTATTAGGTCAAAACTATTTAAAAGGTACACTTGATGCTCGTACATCTGCAAGTTTATCTAATAACTTTTATAGATCAAAAGGTACTAAGTTCGGTATTGAAAGATTTTTTAATATGTTCTTTGGTGAAACACCAGATATAATATATGGTAAAGATTTAACATTTCAAGTAGGTCTAGATGAAGTAGGACCTGGTACCGAAAAAAGAATTACTGACGATAAAATATTTCAATTTTGGGGAATATTGATTAAGTTTGGTAGATCTACAAATGAATGGTTAGATTTATATAAATTATTTGCACATCCTGCAGGAATGTTTGTAGGTGCAGAAATTTCAATTGAATCTAAAAACGCAGATATAAGTTTTGACTTTATGGATAGTCAAGGTAAAGAACCAATTGCAAATCCACAATTCGTAGGAGTTGCAACAGGTATACCACTTGGTCGTCAAGATCTATCTGGTATTATTGGTAAATCACGAACTCCATACAATACAGATCCAGCAAATCCATTTCAGACTGGTTGGCCAGCAGATTCGGAAGGTATTACATACGAAGGTTCTTATCGTATCGACTTTGACAGAGTATCTACAGGTCATTTTGCTGATTCTGCTGGAGCACTAGGGGTTACAACGCCTGTTGATCTCAGACAACCATTTATTAATATTGTTGATCGTGGATTAGTTACTGCTTCTACTTCATCTTCAATTAATTTGGGTACAGTTGAAGCTGCTACAGATTCAAGTGAAGATTTCGGTTCATTGTCGGTCAATCAATTTGCAACTCTTGGTTATCTTGATAATACATATACAAGCCTTGTTGATGCTGTTAGAATGTCTAGCCCAACAATGGATGAGGATTCAGCTGCGTTTGATGGTGTAATGAGATTCTCTAATGTTCAAAGAACAATGGATGAAGATGAATTCAAATATTATCTAGATTCCAATAGATAAAGCGTATAAATAGTTACAACTCGATAGGTTAAAGTAATGGCAAGACAGACAATAAATACCGGCGCATCCGCAAATGATAATACTGGCGACACATTACGTTCGACTGGTACAAAGATTAATGCCAACTTCTCAGAAATTTATACTATACTCGGAGGAGATACTCCTAGTTCGAATATTCAATTAGGCAATAATGCAATTATCGCAGAAGGTACTAGTGCTAATGATTATGAAACTACTCTAACATTTATTAATCCAACTGCAGATAGAACTATTACATTTCCAAATGAAACTGGTACAGTTTTAACCTCAGGTTCAACTCTAACATTAAGTGCACCTACTTTATCAGGCAGTTCAAGTTCTGCAGGTAAAATTTTATTTAAAGAAGATACTGATAACGGAACAAACGCTGTTACATTGATTGGACCTGCTGCAACAGCAGATGTAACACTCACTCTTCCTGCATCAACAGATACACTTGTCGGTAAAGCGACAACAGATACGCTCACAAATAAAACTCTTACAAGTGCTGTACTTACGACACCTAAATTTGCTGATGCTGGTTTCATAGCAGATGCGAATGGTAACGAAGAACTTGTATTTCAAACTACGGCATCTGCAGTTAACCATGTAGAATTAACAAATGCAGCGACAGGTAATGCTCCGACACTGAATGCTGTCGGTGGAGATACGAACGTATCATTATCATTAGCAGCCAAAGGTACTGGTTCACTTATTGTCAATAGTAAGTTAAGTTATACTGCAGAAACATTAACCAATACAACTGTTACTGCTTCTTTACTTGTTCCATTAACAATTCACAATGCAGGTACTTCAGTAGCATGCGCTCTTCCTGTTTCAACAGTAACCGGTCAAATTAAAAAGTTTGTTAATATTAATGCAGGTGCTGTTACAATTACAGGTGCTAAATTTAATGGCGGTGATAATGGTCAAATTGCTATACTAGCTCGATGGGAATCAGTCGAACTTATGTGGACAGGTACACATTGGCAAACTATAGCTCAAGGTGGTCTTGCATTACAAAACATAGTTGCAGGAACAACTGCAGCTTCTAAAGCGGTTATAACCGATGCTAACGGTGATTTCCTTATGCCAGACGGTGATAAAGCAAGACTGGGTACTGGCGGAGATATGACACTGTTCCATGACGGAACAAACTCATTCTTAACAAACGCAACTGGCGCAATGAAAATAGCCACTGAAACTTCAGGCATTGCAGTTACAATTGGTCATACAACTTCAGAAACAACTATTGCAGATAATCTAACTGTCACTGGTAGTTTAACGGTTTCTGAGAGTACGGCCGTAGCTTCTGATGTTGCTTCAAGTGCTGGCGCAGTTACATCTAATACTTCTAAGATTAAACATACTCTTACTTTAGCTGGAACATTGGCAGATGATGCAGAACACGCAGATGTTACAATTACATCTAGTAAGTGTCTTGCAACTTCTACGATTATTGCTAATGCAAATCTAGATGTTCATGTTGATGTACATACAGTAGTAGCAGGATCATTCAAAGTGCGCATCACAAATAAATCAGGCGGAACATTAGCAGATGATTCCACTATAATTTTAAATTATACAATACTTTAAGGAAAAGTAATATGACTACTAACGCAATCATTACAGCAGAGTCAAAAAGACGTCTCATGGATGACTTTAAAGCTGATGCAGATTTAGCTACTACAAATTACTATATTGGTATTTCAAAAAGTGAAGATTGGAATGCAACTGATACTGCGCCGACTCCTTTAAATACCGAAAAAGAACAACGAGATTTTAGACATGGATTGCAATCAGTAAAAAAGGTTGTTGATTTTTCAGCAGTTGTTCCACGAGTTAATTGGACAGCAGGTCAAACTTATAATGCATATAATGATACAAAAGTAGGACATCCTTCTGCTCCTAATCAATATTATGTTGTTACAGCAAATAATTCTGTTTATGTATGCATACGTCAAGGTAGATCTTCAATTGATGGTACATCTGTACCTTCAGATAATGAACCTACTGGATCTTCTACAAAGGGCGTGGTAATGGCCGATGGATATGCCTGGAAGTTTTTATATACAATAGGTACACTTGATGCAGCAAAATATAAATCTGCTAATTTTATTCCTGTTAAATTACAGGGTGCAACAGATGGTTCGTCACCTGCGACTGATGTAGAACAACTTGCTATTCAGCAAGCTGCAGTTAGCGGAACTGATTGGAACGGTTCTGGCGGTAGACAAATTGTAGGAATTGATTTAGACTCAGGTGGTTCAGGTTATACTAGTGTCCCAACTATTACTATTGTTGGAGACGGTGACTTAACAGCAAATTCTGGTGCACATGCCACTGCACTTATGACAAACGGCAATACATCAGGAAGCAACTTAAGTGTAGTAAATGTTAAAATGAATGATGATAGTGCGGCTGCTGCAAATCTTATAGAAATGGGACAAGGATTTAGTTTTGCGAGTGTAACATTTTCTGGAGGATCTCCTACTAAACCTGCTCAAGGTAAAGTTGTATTTGGTCCGCAAGGAGGTTTCGGTGCAGATCCAAGAGACGATCTACGCGCAGATGCAATGATGTTTAATGCTAAGCCAAATGGAAAACAAGAAGGAGAATTCCAAACAGGTAATTCATTTAGACAAATTGGTCTTATAAGAAATCCAAAATCGACTGACTCTGCAACTGCAGGCGGTCAGTTTTCTAGTAACGAAGGAAACTGCACTAATGCACTTAATTTTGCAAGTGTAGGTACGGCATTTACTCAAGGAGCTTTAATGAAAGCTGACGTATCAGAACCTGCGCCTAGAGGTTATGTTGATAGTGCAACTAACGTATCAGCAGCAGGAAATTTTCAAGTATTTTATCATCAAACAGAGTCGACTGGATTTACTCAGTTTTCAGCTAGTCAAGATATCGTAGTAGAATCAGGATCAGGGGCAGGAACAGTCAAAAGTTCTGGTCAACTTACAGTACCAAAGGTGAATAAGTATAGTGGAGATTTACTATACATTGATAACAGAGCAGCAGTTGTAAGGGCTGATGATCAAACTGAAGATATCAAAGTTATTATCGAAATATAAGGATTTACAATGGCCAATCAGAAATTACAAACTACGTTTGCTAATACGTATAACGACGATTATAGCGATAGTGATAACTATTATAAAGTCTTATTTAATAACGCAAGATCTTTACAGCAACGTGAGCTGAATCAATTACAAACTATTATACAAACCGATCTTAAAATAAATTCTGATTTTACTTATAAACACGGTCAAGCTGCGGTAGGCGGTGCGACACAAGTAAAAAATAAAGTTAATTTTATTAAGCTTAACACTGACCCAACTGCTAGTGGTACAGCATTACCTGCTATAGCTTCGATTGAAGGCTTTATATTTACACAACAAAGTACACCAGCAATTAAGTTTCGTGTTAATAAAGTAGTAGCAGCAAGTGGATCAGATCCTGCAGTTATCTATGTTACATACGTAGACGGAGCAGATCAAGATGGAACTGCTAATGAAGGAATTCTTCCAACTGCTGGTGCAACTTTTTCTGGAAATAGTGAAACACTAACAGTTCAAAGCACAAATACAACTACAAATCCCGCATCTGGTCATGGTACAATATTTGAAGTAGACGCAGGTAAATTCTATTTAGAAGGTCACTTTGTACACACTGCTAAACAAGAACTTATACTTTCTAAATTCACTTCAACTTATAGTGGTACAGTCGGATTTAATGTAACCGAAGATATTGTGACAACTGCAGATGACAACGATTTATTCGATAACAGTGGTGCCACAATTAATACTGCATCACCAGGTGCTGACAGATATAGAATTAGACTTACACTCATCGATAAAACAGATACTGTAGCCGGAGATTATTTCTTTCCGATTGCAGAAATTGCACGAGGAATATTATTCAGAGATAATGTACAGGCAAATAGTTTAGAGGCAAGAGATTTAACAGGTACTCTTGCTCAAAGAACTCGTGAAGAAAGTGGCAACTATATAACTGGTAGAATGCTAGTAGACTTTGAAACAAATGCCGACTCTGCAACAAAAATAGATGCAATCATAACTCCAAGTACTGCATATGTTAATGGCTTTAGACATCAATATACTAACGACATTCCTATACCTCTTACTAAACCAAGAACCACAAAATCTATAAACAATACGACTACAGCCGCTAATTATGGTAACTATGTTTTAGTTACTAC